GATTTACGAAGAAATACTTATTGAATCCAATGACGGGTCAACTAGTGTTGACTTAAGACTTGGTGTTCAGTCAATTGATTATTATGAGGATATTTTTTCACCAACAATAACCTTGAAGATGGTAATTACCAACACTGGTAATACTGTCAATGGAAAAGGTATATACCAAGGATTACCCCTGAGAGGTGGTGAAAGGGTATCTATTAGGATTAAAGATAAACTAGATTTCTCAGATAGAAATCAATATTTCTATGTTTCTA